GTATTCCTTGATTTTTTCCTCGTAGTCCCGAAGTCTTCCTTCGTTGAATTTTATATCGTTTGAAATTTTCTGATATTCGCTGCGTAGGTTTGATATGGTATAATCTATATCGTCAATTGAAGCAGCTTTATTCAACAACCTTGCTGCCTCTCCCGGAGAAACTGCAAGAAGGAAAGGAACATCCATTTGGCTCTGAATATTCGCCTCGTCCATTCGTAAGATTTCGCTTACTTGTTCTGGGACTTCTGAACCAAAAGCTGTCAGGACTTTTCCATTCACTACGTATACATTTTTGGTTGCGGTTTTTATCCTTTCAATCACATCGCCTTCAGCGGTGTATATTGTAACTCTCGTATCCCCTCCCCAATCCGAACGGAAGGTATCGCCCAAAGGTCGGTTTGTTATCACCCAGTTGATAGCTCGAAATATAGCGGATTTCCCTGCGTCGGATTCTCCAATGACTACATTAGTGCCAGGGACAAACTCAAGTATAGTCTTCTTATGTGATTGGAAATTTTCTATTTCTACCTTCTTAATCATGCTGAATCTTCCTTTTCAACCAATCTAGAATTTCCTGACCAGTAATCTGAAATCCTTTCTCTGGTTGTTTTGCAATAAAGTCCCACTTGAACTCTTGGTAGAACATATCCGCAACTTTTATACCTGCAAAATCCGCAAGGATACTCCTAGCTAAATCCGATGGCCCGCTTCCACCATAGCCCCATTCCATCCCAGTAGGGCTATGGTAGACAATATGCCTGAGCGGTCTAGTTCCCTTTTCGTCAGAGACTGTTATGGTATTTTCATCCTCGCCTCGAATCGCAGTGTAGACTTTCGCTGGATTAACTTTCTCAAGGTCTTCAAGCATTACAAATCCGTGAAATTTAGGAAGTAAAACATCATTACCTTCAGCAACTTCTTGTTTGTTTGTCTTTCTGATTTTCATTCTCTGTCTGGCCAAGCAAATCGGCCCCATTCCCATCCTAATGGAGACTGGGTCACTGAGCCGTCTTCCGCATATCTGACATTTTACAAACATCTTCCACCCCTCACTCATTCAACTCAACTAATTCATAAGTCCTTTCAAATCCTACTTTTTGCAGGATAAAAACCATCCTCACTTGACGATTGATAGACCGAATTACAATTGTCCCGACAAGCTCTAATTCCTCCCTACGATACATCGGAATGACTTGGTCTAACCAAACCAGAAATCCACCAGGCTTCAATACTTTAGCACATTCTTGGACAACTTTGTTCCGATTTACCATACAAATTCCGTAGTAATTCGTATCCTCTTCTGAATAAGGCGGGTTGGCTATTATCAATCTTGGAGAAAATGGGAGGAATTCGGATAGCTTTTCCGCATCTCCTACTATATCAGGCTTTAATTCGGGATTTATGTCAAATCTAATACCTTTAACCGATTCACTCAGCGAACCTGAAAATAAGTGAAGTATTTCGTTGTCTTCAATATCAGGGAAAAGACTCATCACTCTGTCTAGGTATCCCGGGGGGTATTCGCCATAATACTTGCTCTTGTCTGAATAGTCATTTCCAATAATCCATACTCCCCACAGCCACTGGTCGCTTGCCTGCAACGGACGGGAATATCGCTCAAACGTCCTGTTGTAATTTTCAGCTCTCTCTTTGAGTGTCAACATTTTCCATCCTCCTAATTCGTCCGTTATTCGTCCGTTCCCGTACGTAAGGCTGAACAATTTCAAAAAACCGCTCCGCATCCATAACCACTACGGGCTCCATTCTGCTTTTCTTACAAACCAACAACCAATCCGTTCCTTCTTCCCGATTCTCCTTTGCTTGCTTAATCCAACTAGGAAGTGACCAGCTTTCCTGCCATTTACACTCTATCGAGAAGGGAAAACGTTTTTTCGCTTCTCCTACCAATCTTATATCCGTCCCAGACTGACCCATTTCTCGGGAGGCTATCATTTCGTCCTTTCCCCAAGGAATTCCGAGAAGTTCAGAAATCTTTTCACAAACCCACTGCTGTAACTTTCTTCCTTTCGCCTTTGCAGATGAAATTTTGATTCTCCTTTTCTTCTTCATAATTTCCTCATTCCCGCCAGTTCAATATCTTCACTAGCACGTGTCTTCTCCCAAACTGAAACGCCTCAGCTTGAGTCTTTACTGCTATATCAAGGCGTCCTCTACCTATAGCTGCTCCCCTGTCTTGGACAATTCTTTTCCCAATTCCTCTTATGTACAATTCTGTCCCAAATGGCAATTCTTTTCCCGCCGCAACAGTTACTCCCGGGACCACAGGAGCACCCGAAGCTGTAATTCTTGGGTCTCCTTCATAACACATTCCTTCCTTCGCATGCGGGTCTAGTGGGGCGTACGCAGTAGCCTCGTATACTGACCACTGGTTCAGTTCGTCCTCTATCTTATTTAGGCATGTTTCAATGTCTTTTAACTTCACCTCTATCTTTTCGATTTCTTCTTGGAGTTTTTGTAGAGTGAGTGAAATTTCCTGAACACCCTGCCTTAGGTGAACGAATTGGATGAAAGGCATCACAATGAGAAGGTACATCAAGAGGAATAACATGATGTAGCGTACCAATATCTTCATCTTCATCTGTCTTCTTCCTCTCCTATGCACTCGTTTACCAAAAGACTTTCGGCTTTCCATCTGTTTTCTTCCTCTCCTATGCACTAGTTTACCAAAAGACCTTCGGCTTTCTCTTTTCCTGGAATCCTTCCTCAATCTCATTCCAGAGTTCAATTACAGCATTTCTCAACTCCTGTTCAAGGTTTTCCTCTTCAACTATCTGAATTGAACGTTCCAACGACCTATCCAGCTTCAGGTCCTTAATTGTGTAAACAGTGCTCCCGGTATTAGTTTTCAAAAATCTGAGATTTGCCCTGATATCGTCAATTCCATAGTCAAATAAGATATACACTTCAGCAGTTCGGTAGGGTTTCCATACTGATGATTTGAATACCTCTATTTCAGTATGGACACCTACCACTCTTTCGTGCTCCTTGCTTCGGATTTTCCTCTTTTCCTTTATCTTTTGCGGTGAGCCAAAGCGTAATCTCAGGCTGGAATAAAATCCTATAGCTTCACCCCCGGGACTTTTGTATTTCATCCCGTAAGGTCCGGCGTCGAGGTTTTGCCTAATCTGATTGGAACAGACCATAAGAACGTTTCGTTGGGTAATTATACGACAAGTTTTCCGTAACTCCTCAGAAAATTCCTTAGCTCGCCTCATCCCCATTTTATCGCCTTCTCCCATCTCCATATCGGTAGATAAGGCCGCAAGGGAATCAGCGAATACTCCATAAATAGTTCCTTTGTCCGCTTCTTCCTGAGAAACCCAATCCCGAACACTTTGGAATACTTCCGGGATAGTATTAGGAATGGTGTATTCGATTTCTCCAGTATCCAGTCCAAATATTCTGGCAAACTGTTTATTTAAGCGTGCTTCCGGGTCGTGAAACATGACTTTTCCGCCTAATCGTTGTAAATTAGCAGCTAATTGGCTTAACAATACGGTTTTTCCAGTCCCAGAAGGCCCGAATATCTCCACCAGAATCCCGAGAGGGATTCCTCCCTCTCGGAATCTACCTCCACTAATAGCAAGGTCTAGCAAGGTTGAACCTGTAGAGACCGTAATGTCTTTCCCGTCATATTGAGATTTTTCTTCCGGTTCTTTTGCTAGCTTTTCTTCAACTTGTTCGCTCAACTTTCTCCTTTTCATCTTCATCGTCTCAACCTCCGTTTATTCGCTCTCCGACGCCTTCAGACATTTTCCCCAAACTTCGCAATTATCACAATCGTCATAGCTGTCATTGTCTACTCCGAATTCATGACCGTAGGGACACTTGTTCTTTCCTTCACCCTTGGTTACTTTTGAATGGAGTTGTTGTCTTTTGAGGAAGGATTTCTTGGATTTCTTTTTGTCGTGTTCTTCCTCCTCCTCGTCCTCATCTTCTTCATCATCTATATCCTCGTCATCTTCTTCATCTTCTTCCTCTTCCATATCATCATCTATGTCCTCGTCTTCCTCTATCTTCCTTTTCTTCTTCTTGACATCCTCGTCATCATATTCTTCATCCTCATCCTCATCTGGATTCATGTTTCCGAAAAACATAGCTTCAATGGTGGGATACGGGAGAATTTCCAATATATCATCCAAAGAGGGTATCTTCTCCAAAATTGACTCGTCGTATGGTTTTTTCCTCTCAATGAAGTCAATCCTGGACACTTCTGCAAACTTGTTGGTTCCGAATGAGCCTTCAGCGAATCGAATTCTGAGGGTGTAACCTTCTTCCAAGTCCGGGAAGGTTTCATACTCCTCGTTTTCTTGTATCTCTTCATTGAGCTTATCCTGGAAAAGGAATTGGCTTATGTCCCAAATGTGAGGTTCCTCTGAGTAGTTCTTATTGTTCTTGGGGATGACAACATAAAGATTTCTCATCGAAGGCTTCAAAGCTCTTACTGTATCATCGTCCCACTTAGCTCCATCTTTCAATAATTGAGCACGATATTCACAAATAGGGCAAGGTTTTCCCACACTGCTGGGACAAACAACCGATTGATTGTCGGGTCCGACACCTCTGTGCAACCAGTAGGGTCGTTTGTACCAAAGTTCGCCTTTGACGGCAATGCCATATTCCTCATCACGGTCGGGGTGGTTGTCGCACGTTACAACGTATGGAATAATATCAAGTTCAACCCGAGTTCTTGGTTCCTCTTTGAAGATGTTTACACCCTTTGGGAGCCTCAGGTAGCCATATTGCGAAACACCTCGGGCTTGTCTTTCGGCGTTTCGACTTACAGCACCCTTAAACCTGCTTTTCTTCTTGTTCTTTTTCATTGGTTACGTCCTCCTTCTAATTTTCACGTGTTTGTTGTGTTCTTTTTGTCCACTCCTCTGGATATGCTCATTCCACTCTAACGACAAATCCCTTGGAGCAGAAGGGCCAGCGAAATAGCTCACACTCAACAGCTTGACTAGGTTTTCTAATGCAGTTTTCTTTTGGTCAATAGCTCTTACTGCGGCGGCCGCTACATCGTTTTCGTATTTAGCCTCAATGTATTTCTTTGAAGCCTCCTGATATTCAGGCTGAAGTAG